AAGAATTAGGTTCTCTCCCTGGTTCTTTGATGACATGAGTTTGATTTCATTCATTATTACTTCCTTTCGACCCCGTCTTTCTAGGCGGGGTTTTTATTTCAGGATCAAAATGTTATAATGAATGAATGAACGAGATACATAGTCTATTTAAAGACTTCACATTTATTGATAATACTCCGGTTCTAAAAGGGATGCTTCCTGAGACTATATTTGAAGAAGTTGCTAATTGGGCTGAGACATATAGAGCATACAAAGACCACCCACTATCGTTTTTACGAGAACATAAAAATGCAGGTATAAATTCTTACCAAGTATCTATATTACGTTCTGATTTATTTAAGTCTTATCTACTACCCTTTCTAAATTATCTAGGTGAGTACTATATTCATAAAGTAGATAATATACCAATAGATAAATTATATAGACAGGTTATTATTGGAGAAAACAAAAACCATTTTGATGATGTTGATATATGGTTAAACTATTCATATAAAAATGATGAGAACCCAAAACATAGCCATGCTGGATCTTTATCAGGAGTTATCTATATAAAAAACATTTCTAAAACACCTACCTATTTTGATAATGCATATCATGCAGGAGAAGTAGGAGAAATTATAATATTTCCAGCTAATTTATTACATGGAGTAGAAAAACTTAATGTAGACGAAGAACGAATTACTATTGCCTATAACTTAGATTTTTTAGGTGTTAAATAGGACTGATTCTCGTTTCTGCAATGTTTTATTAGCTATGATAACCTAGCCTTTTAACTAGGAGAATACTATGCGAGAAAAGTTATTAACAGCGTTAGAAGCCCATGCTAAGGGACACATAGAAAAGCATCGCATCAACATCGAAGTCTACTTAACTAATCCAGTTGGAATTGGTGAACACAGTGATATAATAGAAGCTTGTGAAAAAGAGTTGGACGAGATAGCTCGTTACCAAGACCACTTAGACATTATAAGAAAGTACTTTGGATGAAAATAATTGAAAATGTAATACCTGACGTAGATTATGTTATTGCTAAAGACTATGTACTAGGAAGTCGTATACCCTGGTACTTTAATAATGAAACTGTATATTACAATTCAGATAACTTGTATCAGTTTACGCATACTTTAGTAGCTGAAGGCGAAAATAGAAATTTACACCAAGCCTTTGCTGGGTTAGTATCGCAGATATGCATAGCTGCTGATGTAGAAAACCCTATTCTATATAGAGTAAAATTAAATTTATTACCGAGACAGCCTTACACAGAAGAAGAGGTAGAAAGGTGTTTTCACCAAGATTATCCAGAACTAAAAAATTTAAAATCTATTATTTACTATTTTGATGATAGTGATGGAGACACAGTCATAAAGGGTGAAGATGGAAAAGAATCACGAGTAACACCAAAAGCAAACTCACTCGTTATGTTTGACAGTCAGTTATATCATAGAGCTACGCCACCAACTAAAAGTAAATGCAGAGTTGTACTTAATATAGTATACTATACAGAAGAGTAATTAAAGTTCCTTGGGGTCAAACCCGTAAACGGAGGCTATATGTCTGATGATGGCTTTGAAACGTTTGTTCTCATGGTCATGGTATTCTTGTTCTTTTACTTTGTAACAGTATAAGTGTGCCATTTCATGGAGTAGTGTTTTGCAGATGGTATCGAAGTGAGCATTGCGGGCACTACTAATATAGATTGTATTTTCTTCGGGAGCAAACTCTCCCATAATATCTTTGCGACGTGTCACTTTAAGTTTGATTTGGTGTGCATGAGGCATGTTAAGTTTGTTAAAGGGTTCCATGCGACAGAGGGTCTTATATAAGAGTTTAAGGTTTTCATCAGTAAGTAGAGTCATAGGTGTATAGCTCTCATTCTTTGTATCGGTGACTGACTAGCGTTTGTATTAGACAAAAACCCAATTAAAGTTAATCTAGGGTTAGAAGATGTAGAAATAAAATCTTTTACCCCGTGAGGATAAGTTCCATCAAATAAAAACATTCTGTTATATACATTACCTACAAACATAGTTTCTCTATATTGACTATTTGCTTCTATACGATATTTTTCAGTTTCAGCTATTAAAGAAGAATTAGCAAAAGACTCTTTTTTTCTATCAATATGTATATCAGGCTCATGAGATATAGGATCTTTTATTTCATATAATGAAGTACCCTCAGCTATATTTGCATCAGGAGATAAATAAATAATAAATGCGGCCACACACTCTACTCCATCTATGTGAATCCACCCCCCTTTAAAAGAGGCATCAGTTTTTTGAATTCTTAAATCACAATTATATTGAGAAGGGTCAACCCGAAGGTCTAACATTAGAGAAAAAACTTTATCCATAATTTTATGGAAAAGACTAAGATTAATTTGATGTATAGGAGCAGACCTTAATCCAGGCCATCTATGTTCAGTGTCTTTATAGTAAGTCTGAGCAAGTGCAAACTCTCTGACTTTATCAGGGTAAGTAAAAAAGTTGTCAACTATAATATTAGGAAATAGCATTATTTATGAAAAGGACATTTAAGTTTGGGTTTAGAAAGTTTTTTATAATAATCTAAATAAGTAAAAGCATCTATTTGTAAGCTGTTAAATTCTTTCTCTGATATAAAGTGATTTTTTATTACAACGTTCTTATCCGACATAGGTATTAGTTGTACTATGGGGGTGCCTTGAGATATAGTAAAATTCCTATCTACTGACAAGTCTATAAAACCATTAATTGAAGTATTACTAATTGTCTGGTAATTATCTATCCCTGGAGACACACTAATTAAATTATTTTCTCTATGATAATAAGGTTGAGTCCAATAAAAATTAATATTTTCTTTTGTTTTAAAATACCAAGCGGGACTAATTTTTATATGTTGAATTTTATCTTGCCCTGCAAAAGAAGCCCACTGTTCTCTAGCATGTGAAACTATTTGTGTTCTATCATCAGCAGAGTTCCATTGTAATTCTTTTTGTACACGCTTTCCATCATTGGACACAGTTCTTATATTAAAAGCTAAGTCAGTCCATAAAGGAATATAAATACCAGATGTTAGTGTGCTAGTAATAGCTGGACATTTTTTTAAAGTAGCCTGAGGTATAAATCCGTCTTCTTTGAAGGTTTTATCCATATTTTTATACCAAGTAGGTATATTTTCTCTAGCATATTCTATAGGGCTATGTTCATAAACATAATCTAAATGAGTGAAACAATCTAAAACTACTTTAGACTTTCTAGAAAACCAAAACATTAATCACCAAGCCTTTCCGATTGACCAAAGATTTATTGGATTAAACTCTAACTCTTTCCATTCTATTTGCATTTGGGGTACTTCGGAGTAAAGCCCTCTGGAAGTTGAACATAGTCTTGATGTAAACACGCTGTTGACCACGATTTAAGATCTCCTTTTACACATTCTTGAAAGTATTGCGTTGCGTGTGCGCATGATTCAAAGTTACCGATATATTCTCGGCTGTCATCTACGTATAGAATTAAAAGCCATTCTAACATGCTAGTCCCCCTAGCAAAAATCTAGATTACTATTATACTCTTCCAGAAAGAACTATGTTACAATATTTTGTATTAGCTGCAAAAACAAATCAAAGGTGTAACAGCGACACATGACAAGCAAAGAATTACAACCCAATTCTATTGAAGAAGATTCTGACACGTTTAATTTAATCTTCCCTAATATAGAAGAGAATGTTCCATTACCTATTTCTCAAAAGCAAGCCATGCCTGACATGACGGCAGAGAAAGAGCTTAATATTAGAGCTGAGACAATAAAAACTTTGTCGGACATAAAGGGAGAACCAATTGAGCCCGATAGTAAACATGCTCAAGAAGCTAAACAACTGGCAACGGACATGATGAATAACCCAGAGTTAAAACCGGACTTTGCAAGTTATCCGAATGAAACAATGGCTTACCTTGCTGGCATGGTAGCTCAGTCAAATGTAAAGCTCGTTAATCAGCTAGCAGATTTTAAACTCTATGTATTAAACAACGCTGTCTTAGTTCACGAAACATCAACAAGCCCTAAAGATAAACTTGGTGCACTTCGTATGATTGGGGAGATTGATGGAGTCGACGCATTCAAAAAGAAAACTGAAGTGATGCACATTAACAAGACGGGTAAAGAATTAGAAGAGGAACTTAAGAAAGCCATTGCAGACTTAAGAGGAAAAGTAATTGAAGGTGATCTAATCGAAGAAAAAGAAGTTGAAGAGGAAGACGATGATTAGTCCTGAAGACTTAGCGTTATTAGAACGCGCTCTTCCTACAATGTCAGATGAAGATAAGATGAAACATCTAGACATGTTAACTCAGTATAGAAAAGAATTAATACAGAACCAAGGGAAAGATCACTTTTTAGATTTTATTAAGCATGTATACCCAGACTATATTATAGGAGAACATCATAGGAAACTGGCTCAACTCTTTGAAGACATCTCTAACGGAAAGAAAAAACGCATTATTGTTAATATTGCTCCTCGACATGGAAAGAGCGAACTCATCTCGTACCTCGCACCCGCGTGGTTTTTGGGTAAGCACCCGGCTAAGAAGGTTATCATGGCATCGCATACAGCTGACCTTGCAGTTAATTTCGGTCGTCGAGTTCGTAACCTCGTGGGTAGCGACGCGTACAAAGATGTGTTTCCACAAGTGGAACTTCAAGCAGATTCAAAGTCGGCTTCTCGTTGGGGTACTAACTTTAATGGTGAGTATTTTGCCATTGGTGTGGGTGGCGCTCTTGCTGGACGAGGTGCAGATCTCTTCATTATTGACGACCCCCACTCAGAACAAGATGCAAAGCTCGGAAAACCAGATGTGTTTCTCCCCGCATGGGAATGGTTTCAGTCGGGTCCCTTGCAGCGACTTATGCCTGGAGGAGCTATTATTGTTGTGATGACAAGGTGGTCTAAGCTTGACCTCACAGGACAAATTGTAAACCAGATGGTGAAGAATGACGAGGTTGATGACTGGGAAGTAGTAGAGTTTCCTGCTATATTAGAAAACAAACAGGGTGAAGAAGTTCCCCTATGGCCTGAGTTCTGGCCGCTAGAAGAATTAAGGTCTAGACGCGCAGCATTAGATGTACGGTATTGGAACGCTCAGTATATGCAGAACCCAGTATCAGAAGAAGGGGCGTTGATAAAAAGAGAATGGTGGAATATGTGGGAGAAAGAAGATCCACCTAACTGTGAGTTCACTATTATGACATTAGATGCGGCTCAAGAAGCTAATAATAGGGCAGATTATAACGCTTTAACCGTATGGGGCGTATTTTTTAACGAAGAAACCAATAATTATAATATAATACTACTTAACGCAATAAAACGCCGACTAGAATTCCCAGAGTTAAAGCAACTTTGCATAGAAGAATATAAAGATTGGGAACCTGATGCTTTCATTGTGGAAAAGAAATCTAACGGGGCTGCACTTTACCAAGAGTTCAGACGTATGGGTATTCCCGTTGGAGAATTTACACCGGGCAAAGGGCAAGATAAAATTAGTCGAGTCAATGCTATATCAGATTTATTTAGGTCAGGGATTGTGTGGGCACCCGACAGACGATGGGCTCACGATGTTATAGAAGAATGTAACGACTTTCCTAGTGGAGCTAACGATGACTTAGTTGATGCTACAACGTTAGCGTTAATGCGGTTTAGACAAGGTGGGTTTATTAGACTGCCTAGTGATGAAGAAGATGAAATACCTGGATTTAGAAGCTCAGGACATAAGAGGTTATATGCTGTTTAATTGGTATCTAGACATCGTAAAAGTAGTAAGATTCTTATGGAAAATTGTAAGGGCTACAAATTTAGTGCTTTTAATACTAATAAATTTGGTAGAAATACAAATTAGAAAACTTTTTAGGAAATAATTATGGCAGCAAATGACATAGATAAAGGATTATCACAAGCACCTCAAGGCTTAACTGAAAAAGATTTAGCATCTATGCTCGGTGAACCTGATCTTGAAATTGAGATAGAAGACCCGGAAGAAGTTAGCATTAAAATGGGTGGTCTTGAAATTGAGATTGATCCTGACGAAATGGATGACGATGAATTTAATATGAACCTTGCTGAGGAAATGGATGATGACTTACTTCAAAATCTAGCAAGTGACTTGATAGAAGATTACGAAGGAGACTTATCTGCTCGTCGTGATTGGCTTGATACTTATGTAGACGGCTTAGAATTATTAGGTATGAAATTAGAGGATCGTTCAGAGCCATGGGAAGGAGCTTGTAATGTATTCCACCCACTTTTAACAGAAACTCTAGTTAAGTTCCAAGCAGAAACAATGACTGAAACATTCCCTGCAGCGGGGCCTGTAAAAACTCAAATCATTGGAAAAGAAACTGAAGAAAAGATTGATGCGGCTCAACGTGTTCAAGATGACATGAACTTTCAATTAACTGAGAAGATGGTTGAGTATAGACCTGAACATGAAAGAATGTTATGGGGCTTAGGCTA